ACCGGAATTCCGGCCGATGCGCGGTGACATCGACGGCCTACTGTCCGCTGCCTGTATGGGTGTTGGGCGCAGCCTTCAGGCTTGCTACGCCACGCGGGGAAGCGCTGGTCTATTTCATGATGGTCATCCTTCAATGCGCGCCGTTGGCATCTTGGCGGGCGCTCGCCGTTCTCTGGTTTGTTGCATGCAGGTGGGCGGTTATAAGCCGCAGTTTCGTCCGCATCCGTCTGCCCACTCAGCGAATGGGTAGAGGTGATGCCATCAGTCGTACAGGCCGTAGCTGAAATCGTCTTCCTCGCAGTCCACCAGAATCTTGGAGGCACCAAAGTAAAGAGCGGCGAGCAGCTTCTCGAACTTCGATCTGAAACGCAGGGTTTGACCGATCTTCTCGTTGTCGATGCGAGCGGCGTAGACGGTGCCGATCTGACGACCTTTGTCGTCTCGGTCATTTCCGCGCTTATCGAACGAGATGTGGATCGCGTTATCCAGGCTGTACTCACTGCGTTCGCGGCTGCTATAGGACGATTCTTCTTTTGGCTCCTTGTCGAAGTAGATGTGCAGGCCGCCATATTCGGATTCTTGAAAACGAATGTCCGGACGCTCCCAGCGCTCCTCTGCGGCGCTTTCCTTGTGGTTGTCGATGAAGGATTCCAGCAGGTCTTGCAGGCTGATCACTTCGGGCATCTGATCCTTGGTGAGCACTTCGTCGATGGCTTCCTGGGCGCGACGGACCATGTCGGCCTCTACACCGCTGGCTTCCCACTTTTCTTTCAGCGCTTTGGCGATCATGTCGTTGTAGCGGGTCAGTTCGAAGACTGTGGTCAGGTTGGCTGGGGGAGCGGTGTTCGTGCCGTGGCTCAGCTGGGCGCAGGTGCTGGCGCTTCTGCTGCTGGGCTGCTTGCCATCCTTGCTCCAATTGCACTAGCCACTGCCGCCGTCGGCGCACTGGCTGTTGCCTATTACAAGGGCAGTGAAGAGCAGGATTGTCGGCAATGACGGCCGCTTCTTTCTTTCCGCAACTGTGGTGAAGGAGGCGGCCATCAGCAAGGCTCACATCAAGAGTTGATTTCCTGATGTTTCTTAGCAAAATCTGCCTCACTCAGAACAACTGAAGGCTTGGCGTTAGGAAAGGTTGATTTGTAGATTTCCTCAATCAATTCCACACCATGTCCGCTGGTGCGAGATCCTTCAACGGCCATTGCAAGATACCCCTGCGTTAGCTCCGGTGACACTTGGGCCAAGACCCTAGACAGCGCCATGACGGCGTTTGTCAGCTGTAAAATTTCCTTGTCCGGCTCAATTACATATCCGTTGCTCATGTCACTTTCCTTGCGTTATCCGCGCCGAAATTGGCGCAATCCCAGTCCTTGGGCTTGCAGGCAAAGGACTGGGGCTGTCCTTTTAACTTTGTTGGTTATTGCTCTTCTGACTCTGGCGACTGCCAGCTAATGTGGAGCTTGTGGGTCGCTTCATCGTAAGCAATGTTTACATCCGACTCGGCAAAGTTTTCTAATACAGCATCTGCAAACTCAGCTTTATTCTCGCCCAGCGGATAGACAGTCGAAGACAAACCAAACCTGGTTTGCTCTACGATGTCGTAGTTGATCGAGTCCATGAGATCCTTGAATTCCATGTTTTTCTTGCCTTCTTCTGTGCGGCGGCGAAGCTCATCTGCATCTGGTGGCATTTTCTATGTCTCGCGGTTTATGGAAATTGCGCAAATTACGCAGAGCGAACCTATTGCCGATACATGGCACAGTGCAACTGTTCATCCATCCATGCTGGATGCGCGGACAGTATCTGGCTACAGTCACCCGTTTCAGGACGAGAAAAATCATGCGGATTGTAATAGGGGGCCCTCCAGTGGTGACGTTGGCGGAGGCCAGCCCGGATCAAGAGGCTATTGCTCAGAAGTTGCTTAATGCAGATACAGAGTGCGGCTTCAGTCACACTAAAAGTGACGCGCTTGGTGAGGGCGAGCGCTGCTACGTCATTCTGATCGGTGAAAACGTAGTTGGCTTTTATTCATACCGCTGGGCAAGCAACCAGATTTTCTACTTCTTCATCGCTCCGAAATGGAGAAAAAAGGGTATTGGAAGTTTGGCGTTGACGCAGTTGCTTGAGAGCCTCCGAGATCAGGGTGTGTCGCACGTAAATGTGACCATGGAGCCTGGGTCTGAACCGTTTTGGCATCGATCGTTGAATGGTTTCGATGTACGTCGTGAGTGGGGTACTCGAATTCGAGTCGACACCAGCAGGAAACGTTGACTTCGTAGGCACAATTAAGCTCGCGCCCCTTGGGCTTTTTCGTTTCTGATACCCGGTGCTACATTGCACGCCTTTCCACAGGAGTGACCTGCATGAAATTATTCGTAGGGGCGTTGGCTGTTGCGTTGTTGGCGGGGTGTGTGTCTCCTGGCGACTTGCAAAAGAACGACCCCAGCTTAAAGGCAGCTACCGCGAAAGACCCAAAGCGTTATGCGCTCTGCGTCTTCCCAAAGTGGCAGGACGCGCGCAGCGACGCTTCGATGTCGGAAACGGAAAACGGTTACCGTCTGCTCGTCGCGAACAACAACATGACCGATGAGCTGCTTGATATCCGCAAGTCGGCGAAGGGAAGCACGGTCACGCTATATCAGCGAATGGCTTGGTCTCCTGGTTATGGCCGGGGCGAAATGAGGCAGGCGATAAACGACTGCCTCTGACGATCATCAAATGAGCCGCCTTCGGGCGGTTTTTTATGCCTGGAGAAAACCTATGGCAGCGCTCGTGAACAACAACCAATCCATGACAACTATTCTGCTGTCCGGACCGCTGATCAAGCTTTTTGGCCGCGAGCACTACAGGGATCTTGGCAGCAAGTCGGTAGGTGAAGCATTTAAGGCTCTGAAATGCACGATCGAAGGATTCGAGGCGGCGATTAAAAATCTAGAGCGCCGCGGTATGCGCTTCGCAATTTACCGCAATCGAAAAAATGTCCCCGAGAAAGACTTTGCACTGGGTGGGGCGCAGGAAATTCGTATTGTCCCGGTGATCAGCGGCAGCAAACGTGCTGGTCTGCTGCAAACGATAATTGGCGCAGTCCTGATTGCCGCGTCGTTCATTCCCGGCTTTCAGGCCCTGGCCCCTGTCGGCATCGCCCTTGTCGCGGGCGGCGTAATCCAGATGCTCAGCCCGCAGGCGTCAGGACTGAAGCAGAGCGCATCCCCCGAGAACTCGCCGTCCTATGCCTTCGGCAGCGCCAAGAACACCACAGCCAGCGGCAACCCGGTACCGATCTGCATTGGCGAACGCCGGTGGGGCGGCATGATCATTTCCGCATCGATCCTCGCCGAAGACAAAGCGTAAACCGCACGTAACAAGCAGGCCGCCCATGAGGCGGTTTTTTTTCGCCTGGAGGAAAGCATGGGCGCAGCACAGAAGATCGAAATCCACGGCGAGAAGGGCGGCAGCAGCAAGCCGAAGTCGCCGTCCGAAGCCAGCGATAGCCTGCGCTCGACTAACTTGGCCAAGCTACTGATCGCCGTGGGCGAGGGCGAGTTCGACGAAGTCCCAACCGACTACAGCATCTTCCTCGACAACACTCCGATCCGGGATGCGAGCGGCAACTACAACTTCCCCAATGTGAAGTGGGATTGGCGCTCCGGCTCGGTGGATCAGACCTATATTCCGGGCATCCCTGCAGTCGAGAACGAAACCTCATTGAACGTGGAGTTGCGCAGCGATTCCCCGTGGGTGCGATCGATCACCAATACTCAGCTTTCCGCCGTGCGCATGCGGTTCGCCTGGCCAGCCCTGCAGCGCCAGGATGATGAAGGCAATGTCGGCGGTTACCGGATCGACTTCGCTATCGATTTGGCCACTGATGGCGGGGCTTATCAGCAAGTGTTTCCCGGCGCGGTGGACGGTAAGACCACCACGCGCTACGAGCGGTCTATCCGCGTTGATCTTCCAGAGGCTACCAGCGGCTGGCAGATCCGCGTCCGCCGCCTGACGCCGAACCAGAACAGCAACAAGATTGCTGACACCATGTTGATCGCCGGTTACACCGAGGTGATCGACGCCAAGCTGCGCTACCCGAACACCGCGCTCCTCTACATCGAGTTCGATGCCGAGCAGTTCACCAACATTCCAGCCGTCACCGTGAAGTGCCGTGCGCGCAGGTGGCAGGTGCCGAGCAACTACGACCCGATCGCCCGGACCTACACCGGCACGTGGGATGGCACCATGAAACAGGCGTGGACCAATAACCCGGCCTGGATCACGTACGGCATTTGCACTGAAGACCGTTTCGGCCTGGGCAAGCGCATCAAGTCGTTCATGGTCGACAAGTGGGAGCTCTATCGGATTGCGCAATATGCGGACCAGCTGGTGCCGAATGGCCTTGGCGGCGTGGAGCCTCGCTTCCTCTGTGACATGAACCTGCAGGGCAAGGCGGATGCTTGGTCGCTGCTGCGCGACATCGCTGGCATTTACCGTGGCATGACTTACTGGGCCCAGGGTCAGCTGGTGATGCAGGCGGACATGCCGCGCGCGCAGGACTTCGACTACGTGTTCACCCGCGCCAACGTCATCGACGGCAAGTTCTCCTACGGCAGCGCCTCGGCCAAGACCCGCTACACCCGGGCTCTGGTCAGCTACGACAACCCGGCGAACAACTACGACACCGACGTCATTCCGTTCGCAGACCTGGAGCTTCAGCGACGCATGGGCGACAAGCCTACCGAGCTGAGTGCCATTGGTTGCACTCGCGCATCGGAAGCTCAGCGCCGTGGGAAGTGGGCGATCCTCAGTAACAATCAAGACCGTACCATTTCATTCAAGACCGGCATGGAGGGGGTGATCCCGCTCCCGGGCCACATCATTCCTGTGGCTGACTCGCTGCTGGCGGGGCGCGAAGTCGGCGGACGCATCTCTGCTGTTGCTGGTCGTGTCGTGACGCTGGACCGTGACACCCAAGCCAAGGCTGGTGATCGTCTGATTATCAACCTGCCGGGTGGGCGGGCCGAAGGTCGCACCGTGCAGAGCGTGAACGGCCGCGCTGTGACCGTCACCACCAATTACAGCGAGCCACCGCTGCCACAATTGCAATGGGCATTAGACGCTGATGATTTGGCAATCCCGCTCTATCGCGTACTGCGGACCAAGCGCACGACTGAGGGCGACTTCGAAATCAGTGCGTTGCAGTACGACCCAAGCAAGTTCGCCTACATCGACACTGGCGCCCGTCTGGAAGAGCGGCCGATCAGCGTGATTCCGATCACCGTCGTTCCGGCCCCAGCCAGCGTTACCGTCACGTCGAACTCGGTCGTGTCCCAGGGCATCGCCGTGGCAACGATGACCATCACTTGGCCTGCGGTGAACGGCGCAGTCGGCTACGACGTGGAGTGGCGCAAGGACAGCGGCAACTGGATCAAGCTGCAGCGCACTGGGATGACCAGCGTTGATGTAGTGGGCATCTACGCCGGTGCCTACGTGGCCCGCGTTCGCGCCGTGAGCGCCTTCGACATCTCGTCGATCTGGCGCAACTCGATCCTGACCAACCTCAAGGGGAAGGAAGGTCTGCCGCCGGCGGTGTCGTTCCTGACGGCCACGCCGCTGCTGTTCGGTATCTACCTCAAATGGGGCTTTCCGCCGGGTGCCGAGGACACGCAGCGGACAGAGATCTGGTGCGGGCCATCGACCAGTTTGGAAGCTGCAACCAAGCTGACAGACCTGTCCTACCCGCAAAGCGATTTCTCAATGCTTGGCCTGAAAGCTGGTGTGACCTTGTTCTTCTGGGCGCGCTTGGTGGATCGCACTGGCAACATTGGTCCGTTTTATCCGGTTGGCTTGGGAGTGATGGGCCAGACGAGCGCAGACGCCAGCCCGATCCTTGATCAAATTGCTGGAGAGATCGGGGAGACAGAACTGGGCCAAGACCTGCTGGGCCGTATCGAGCTGATCGATGGTCCGTCGACTCTGCTTGGATCTGTGAACAATCGTTTGAAGGAGTTGGATGATCAGGTTGCTGAAGTTACCGATCAACTTCAGGAGCAGATTGACCAGGTCAGCGACATTGCCAACTCTGCCGAGTATCAGAAGGACAAAGCTTATGCGGCTGGTGCATCGACACGGCTGAATGATCGTTTGTACCAGGCCAAGGTTGCGGTGCCGGTAGACTTGACCGGGGCGGTTGCTCCGCCTAACACCACTTACTGGCTGGATGTGGGCCAGATCGTGACGGACTCGAATGGTTTGGCCGCCCGCGTCAGCACTACAGAAACCAAAATCACCAGCATCGAAGGAGTGAACACCGCACAAGGCACGGCCATTACAGGCCTACAAAGTTCGCTGGATGGTAAGGCTGACGCCTCGGCGTTGAACAGCCTGACCACCCGAGTCAGCTCGGCCGAAGGAACAATCAGCAGCCAGGGCACGGCGATTACCGGCCTCAACAACAGCCTGACCACCACCAACACCAACGTGACTGTGGCGCAAAACGCTGCGAATGCTGCGAACACCCTGGCGGGCGGCAAGGGCAAGGTGCTTGTGCAGACCGCTGCGCCGGCTGCGGCTGATCAGTTGGTGCAGAACCTGTGGATCGACATCACCGGGGGCGCGAACACGCCGAAACGCTGGACGGGTTCCGCATGGGCGGCCGTGACCGACAAAGTGGCGACCGATGCAGCCGCTGCTGCTGCGAGCGCACTGACTCAGGTGGCGACCAAGGCCGAAGCTGCAACGGTTCAGGCGTTGAGCAACACCGTGACGCAGCAGGGCGACACCATCACGGCGCAGGGTCAGTCGCTGACCAGCATCCAGACCAGCATAGGCGGACTGGGGGCAGCGGGCACCAACCTGCTTGTGGACAAGTACAGCTGGCTGACATCGGCGACCTTGCCGGCAACCGTCAGCGGATCTAGCCTTGCCCGGGCGGGTGTCTCCGTGGCCGAAGCCTCATCGGGTTTCGGTATCAAGCTGACAACTGCCAGCACATCCACCAGCCAGTTTCTGATGCTTTCGCCGACGAACAACCTCGCCGGCTGGAACATCGACCTGGAGCCCGGTTCATACCTGGTCTCGATGTACGTTCAGGCCTCGGCGGTCGGCGCCATGCGTATCTCGATGTACAACGGCAGCCACCGCTATTCGGCGAATGCTACCTACGGCACGACACGGCAGCGGATGGTGTTCGTGTGCACGGCCACCGCGTTCGCGCGCGCAGCGATCACGATCTACCCGAACATGTCTGCCTTGGCGGCCGGTACCGAGATCACGATCGACAGCATCATGATCGAGAAAATGGCGGGGGCGAACACCAGCGCGATGCCTTCGCCATTTGTGGCGGGCAACTCGGCTGTGTCAGTTTCTGGCCAGGCTGTTGCCACTTCGGCGCTGGATGCTCGGGTGACTCAGACCGAAGGCGTGATCACTGCTCAGGCTTCAGCCTTCCAGGCGCTGCGCGCTTCTTCTCGTGACGACAACGGGGAAGGGGAACTTGCGGATGCCTTGAAGGGCTGGACCAGCACCGCGGCTATCGCTTCGGAATCAAAGGTTCGCACCTCTGAAAACGAAGCGATGGCACAGAGGATCACTACCTTCGATGCCGCAATCGGCGAGAACGCGGCAAACATCACCGAACTGGAACAGGTGGTGGCCACGAACGAGTCGGCAACGGCCACGCAGATCGGTCAGCTGAATGTGTCGGTGGGACAAAACACCGCCGCGATTCAGCAGACGTCGACGGCCTACGCCGACACATCCGGCAAGTTGAACACGATGTGGTCGGTGAAGATGCAAGTCACGGCTGGCGGGCAGTACGTCGCGGCCGGCATCGGTCTTGGGATCGAGAACACCGGCGCCGGTCTGCAAAGCCAGTTCCTGGTGAGTGCCGATCGCTTCGCCATCGTCAACTCCATTGCCGGCGGCGCCATCTCGGTTCCGTTTGCGGTGCAGGGCGGCCAGGTGTTCATGAACTCAGCGTTTATCGCGGATGGCACCATCACCAACGCCAAGATCGGCAGCTATATCAGCTCGACCAACTACATCGCCGGCCAGCAAGGCTGGATTCTCAACAAAGACGGAACGCTTGAAATCAACGGCATCGTCCCCGGTCAGGGGCGGCTGGTAATCAACTCGCTACACGTCTCTGTCTACGACGCCAACAACGTGTTGCGTGTCCGGCTCGGCTATCTGGGGTGAACTATGGCTTCGTTTGGCCTTCGTGTTTTTGATGAAAACGGTAGCCTATCCATGGACACCAACAGCTTCACCTACCAGGTGATCTGGCAGGGCGTGATCGACTTCAGTGGGGCCACGCCCAGCTACACGCTGAATATCCCGGGCTTCAACCCGGCCAACTGCGTGTTCATGATCATTCCGACAAGGGCGCAGGACGTGCAGTCGGCGGAATCTGACGGTGGCGGGAACGCCAAATCCTATCCATTCGTCACCCCTTCGGTGGGGCAAGTCGTCGTCCTACCTAAAAATCCATCATCTAGCGCATCGACATCCCAGACAAGGATCGTCGCCAAGGCCTACGCAATCAGGTACTCGACATGACATATGGATTTCAGAGCATCAACGACAATTCATTTGTTCAGATCGATTCCGAGGCGCCACGGCTTTGCATGCTGACCAAAGGGGCGTATTCGGGAACCACTAATGCCTCTGGGGTGTTTGCCAGAGCAATCACAAGCTCGGATCCGCCGCTGGTGTTCATTCGCCCGGATCAAGGGACGATACAGGTTCCGATTTCGGTGTGGTTCACCGGCGGACCGGGAAACTGGACCGGGTTCACCATGAAGGCATCCAACGTCTACGCCACGTTAAGCGGTCAGTACTTCGTGGCTGCCTGGGCGTCCATGGGCACGGCGGCTTATGGGCTGCGGTTGTGGGATCAGAACGCTGCGCTTGTTTACGACAGTGGCGCACCGGCGGTGGTCGTGACCTTCGCTGCCGGCAACTGGACGTACCTCGGGACCGAGCAACTGACAGTGGGCCGCCGGTATTTCTGGGGAATTAACAAGGTGCTTGGCGCGGGGGAGTACGTCTCTTTGAATCCATTCGCCATGAACTGCCATAACGATGGGACCGGGGGTGGTTGCGCTTTGGGCGTCGATTACGCCAACGGCCGCATCATGATGTACAGCCTCGCATTCACAGCCTGGACTGACCAAGGTCACCGGCCATTCCTCTGCGCCAAATTACTGGCCTGACCTCTTTCGCTCCGCACATATCTTTCTGGAGATACTCAATGCCCTGGTACAAATCAGGAACGGTCTCTGTCACCCAAAATTCCAATGCCGTGATCGGCACGGGTACCGCATTCATTGCCAACAGCCGGGTCGGCGATGCTTTTCGCGGTCCGGACGGGGGCTGGCATGAAGTCACCAACATTGCCAGCGACACGGCATTGTCGATCTCGCCGAACTATCAGGGCGCGACCAATGCAACCGGCACCTATGCGCTGGCGCCAATGCAGGGCTACGTCAAAGACTCGGCTGACGCACTGCGCGCGCTGGTTAACGCTTACGGGGCAAAGCTGGCCGCACTGGGAACCACCGGCAACTACGACACCTTGCCTGTGACCAAGGGGGGCACTGGCGGGGTTGACCAGGCCAGCGCCCGTGCTGGCTTAGAAGCAGCGAAAAGCGGTGCCAATAGCGATATCACAGCGCTTTCCGGCATGACCACAGCGCTATCCGTTACGCAGGGTGGCACCGGCGGCAAGACAGCTGCTGATGCTCGGGCTGGTATTGGCTTAGGACCAACCGCTTCACTGACCGTTGGCGCCATTGAGGTGTCGGCGGCAACGCCTTTCATAGACTTCCATTTCAACAGCGCGGCCAGTGACTACGATGTGCGACTGATCAACTCGGCGTCGGGCACATTGAACGCGGTGGTGCTGAACGGGAGCGAGTTTCGGGTCAATGGAAGTACGGCATGGAACGATGCGATTGCAGGATCAAAGCTTGCGGCGATCGGGTTAGGTGGAATTGGCTCATATGCTCTTTGTCTCACAAATACGGCGCTCACTCCCGGGACAAGTACCATAGGAGGAAACCTTCAATATGCATATGCAATCGGGCAGGGCTCCGTGAACCCTCCGGGTACATGGCGATGCATGGGTGATACCGTTGCTGGCGGTCGCACACTTTTTCAGAGGATTTCATAATGAGCTATTCGAATGCCCACGCCCCTGTATGGGCAAATCCAGAGCATACGTGCGTGAATTTGCTCGTCACATTTGATTGGCTGTCTGAGGAGGTAGGCTTTACTGCTGCGCCGTATGACATAGAAGAATATGGCAGAGAGTTGTTTCAGCGAGCTATCGACGGCGATTTCGGCGAGATAGCCGACTTCGTTGAACCTCCAAAATCCATCGGCCAATTTATTGCCGAAGAGCACGTCTGGAAACTCGGAGAGATGGACTTTATCGCTGACCAGTTGATCGCCATGGAAGACAGTGACCCTGCGGCGTTAGCTGGTACAGACCAACAGTGGCGCGATTACAGAACGCTGGTCAGGGCATGGAAGGAGGACGCCGAGCATTTTCCTGATCATTCCTTCCGCCCAGTTCGTCCCGCATGAAAGAGGCGCCGAAAGCTAACAGGTCTATTGCTGGACCGAGTTAATATCCGGCGGATAAGCACGGGAATTACAAGCTACCAAGCTGGTTCATTAGTCTCAGAAATGGCCTGCTTTTTGTTTTTTAATTTTAGCGCTGGTTTCTCGATTAAAAACCAACTTGCCAAACTAAATGGTACTAGACAGGCTGATACCAGCATTATCATTTGTGTAAAGTCGGTTGTACCTTTGATGAAGAGAAAATATTGAATGATCGGCATATGGTATATATAAACGCCGTAACTTATGTCTGGTATTTTAAACTTTATTATCTGTGCACCTGCCATTCCGACCCAGACAACTGCAAAAGCTTGGAATACTGCGAGATATGCGCCTCCGAAAAGCTTTGAGTCTGGTACGTATTGCCATTGGATCATCACATAAAAAACAATCCATGGGACGATTGGGTTAACATTTAGTAGCCTGTCTCTGTATATGTACATCAAGTTTCCAGTGAAAAACGCTGGGCCCAAGAAAAATATCATTCTTGTATGTGGGTCCAGATCACTTGCAGCCCAAACAAGAGCTGTCGAGAAAATGAATAGCGCCCATATGCAAGCTGGCTTTTTGTACGCCCCAATAAGCCATAGAATGGCTAGCATTAAGTAGGCGGCCTCTTCCCATGCAAGAGACCATAGAGGTACGTTTCTGATTCCTGGTGGTGTTATCAGACCGCCGGTAAGCCAATTTACAATAGAGTTATATGTTGCTGAGTAATCAAAAAGTAGAAATACCAATATAAATGAAACTATTAATGCTGGTAGTAGCCTTAGGCCGCGTTTTTTTATGAATTCTGTCCAGGATTTTGATTCGGAATAGCTTTGCAGTACTAAGAATCCACTTATTGAAAGAAATGCAGGCACAGCCATGACATAGCCAGGCCAACTAAATTTTTCGTCTACTGCCGCCCATGCATGAACAAATGCTACCTCTAAGGCAAGCAGAAGCCTCATTAAGTCAAAGTTTGGATATCTGCCAATTCTAGGGGATGATTTAGGAGTGTCAGATATCAAAAAATCATAAATAGATATGATTGCGGATAAAACTGAAGACTTTGTGCGATAGATGCACGGCAAATTAAATCCCATTTAAATAGGGCTCCTGGTTCAACGCCGTAAAGAGTATTTGTATGCAGTTCGTGTCAATTTTGTACCTGCGCAATACAAATGGTAGCAGAAAGGAATCATTATCGTAAAAGCCTTTGTTTTTTAACCACTTCTTTTTCTCCCTTCGATGTGAAGGAAGAAAAATTAAGTCAAACCCGCCTTGTGCGGGTTTTTTCGTTTGGAGAGTTGTGATGACCGAAACCGACAAAGACCGAGACATCCTCGCGCGCACGCTATGGGGTGAGGCGCGCGGTGAATCGCTGACCGGGCAAATCGCCGTAGCCTGGACGATCCGCAATCGTGTGAACGACGGCAAAGCCAAATCGTGGTGGGGCGAGGGCTATGCCGGCGTGTGCCAGAAGCCGTACCAGTTCAGCTGCTGGAATAGGAACGATCCGAACTATGCGTACCTGAGTGGCGCGAAGCCCATCCCGTTTCGCGAGTTTGCTCAAGTGCAGATTGCTGCTGACCAAGTGATGGCCGGAAAGGTGCCAGATCCATCCGGCGGCGCCACCCACTACTACGCGACCACCATGCCGAAGCCGCCGACTTGGGTGAAAGGCGCCACTCAAACCTTGAAGCTGGGCCATCACGTCTTCTTTAAGGATGTGCCATGACCCCAGCCACGTGAGGCGTATGGAGCAGCACGTGCCCGACTTGCCTTAGCGCATGCTCAACATATTGTCGGCCTCACCGACCGGGGCTGATTGCACTGGCGGCTTGCCAGGCCTATGTGAGAGAGTTGGTCTTTAAGAAATAGAGTTTTGATAATGGAAAATTATTTTGTTCAAGGGATTGTGTTGCCGGAAAGAGCTAAATTTGAATTGAAATGGGCTGTGAAAGGTACACATTTGGCGAGCGGGGAGTTTTACTCGGCAGATATAACGATTGTTTGTAATCAGGTCGCAATTTGGTTGGAGTCGGATGTTGAAATTCAAACGCTAGATCTGAAGCATTTAGTGAATTACATAGTGGTCAATCAGTTGTCGGCGGTTTCGTATATTGTTGGTTGTGTTTTTGATTTTCAAGTAACAAGGGTTATCAACAGAAGTAGGGGGGTCGATTATGTGTATGGCATTGAGAATAATATTATTTATGGAAGGCGCAGCCAGGAAGGGTTTGAATTAGATTTGGCAAAAATCCGTGATCTACAATTAGGCATGCACGGAATGCTGATTCATCGATGCCTAGTCGATTTGACATCGGCAATGCGATATCGCGAAGACACTCCGTTCTATTGTTATCGGGCAATAGAAAGCCTAAAGCATCACTATTGCTTGATGAATGATATATCTACTAGAAATGATGGGGAACGATGGGCTAATTTTAGAGACGGGTGCGGTTTTAGCCGGGAGCAGATTATGTGGGTTTCGGAGCTGGCGAAGGATTTACGTCATGGCAATATCTCGACTATTGATAGCGAGCAATGTGGGGAGCTGCTCAGGAGAACGTGGGATGTTGTTGATTCATATTTAGGCATTTAACAGCGGTTATTCAGGAAGTTAGGTTTGTGATTACGAATTTGGCCTGCAGTTCGATCAGAGTTGAATTGTGCGTGGTGACTGACGTGAATCAGGGAGGCCGCGCAATTTTCGAAAACGCGCAAGTTATGGCCGCTTGGGCGATTTAGACACTGTCGACAAGCGCCCGGGGCGCAATGTACGAATATTGGTTGTATGCGCAGGAGTCGAGGTGAGACCGCTGGACGATGAGATGTAGATCGTATCGATCCGACGTCATCATTACGGCGAGCGTCATCTTGATGAACTCCTCATTCTTGTCGATGGTGTTCAGGGTGCGCAGACGTTGTCGGCGACGTCGGCAGAGCCGCGCGCCTCGACTCAGTTGGAAAGCTCCAGGATGGCGGCCTCCAGGGCGAGTTGGTTTTCGTTGATCTTGTACAGCAGAGAAGGGAGCAGGTCTGAATGGGGCATCACAATTCCTCGGTTTTGAGGACAGCGTAGCACCGCGTTACATGAAGGATATTTAACGATCGGCAGGATGCCGGAGGAGGGAGAAAACTGGAAAGTTTTGTAACGGTTACCAAATAGTTTTGTAACGCATGCTAAAAACAAGGGCCCCCGCTCAAACCCCAGAAACGACAAAGCCCTGAATAATCAGGGC